AAATGCGTTCGCCGAGATTGGAGATCGCCGTGTCGAACACCGGCACGCCGACGCCGCCCGACAGCATGCCCAACGAGCCATAGGCAACGCTGACGCCAACCGGCAGCTCCTGACTGCCCAAGCGACCGAAGTAACTGTCGCTCATGGAGATATCGTTGCCGCTGGTGCCCTTCCAGTTGCACGTCAGCGTCACCACGGTCGCGGTCCCAACCGCCGTCACCGGCAGATCGAAATCGTTGTTGATGGCCGCAGAGATCGCCGTGTGGATCGCAGTGACGGTGTCGGTCGCGCCGATATTGACCGGCACATGCTGGCCCGCGATGTAGAGATCGATGGTGCCAGCCTCGTGGCCACCCGCATCGAGCGTCACCGTGATGGTGCCGGTTGCAGCGGTCCCGCCGATCGGCTCCGCGACCGGCAGGCCCCAGACCTCATTGGCGAAGTTATTCGCAAAGAAGGCGCGGAACATATTCGACAGATGCGAGCCTTCGCCGAATTGCCTGTCGGCCTGCGCCTGCGTGCCAACCGGGATAGCGACATTGGGCATGGCGACGCCATCCGTCATCTTGATGCCGACGAGCAGCGCGGGCTGATTGATGGTCCATAGACCGGCCTTCGATGGATCGACCTCGACCCAGTAAAGCGGCAAGCGCCAGTCGGCAGGAATTTGTGAAAAGCTGATAGGCATGGTCACGACTCCTTATTTTGCAACCACGCCATCGGCGCGCTGCGATCCACGGGTTTCCTGTTTTCGATCTTGTGGGGGTTGTCGTCAGGCCGCTGACGTCGGCTCCGGCTGCGGATCTGAGTCCGGCTGCGGCTGCAGATCTGAGTCCGGCTGCCGCTGCGGAGCTGACTTCGATTCCTTGGTCGTATGCGCCTTGAGCGCCGCCGCATGCTCGCGCGAGTTGAGCGACTCGTCGGCCTCGGGCGGTTCACCAGTCGATGCCGCGCCATCGGTCCGCACCGAGCCGTCCGCGATGCGGCGCGCGGTGAAACTGTCGTGCGGCCACTCGACCGGATGATCGAGATTGTCCCGGAAACGAATGCCGGTCGGATGACGCAACACTTCGCGCATCGCCTCGTTGGCGGCCCACACCTTGACGGTGGCAGGCTTGCCAGAGACAAGACTCAACCGCCGCTGCCGCCTTTCGCGAATGGCCGCACGCGGATTCACAGGCGTGGTCTGGGTCTTCACATCGACCATGACTCTATTCCTTCTGCTGGAGAGGGTTGGTGGTGGGTTACGGCTCGAATTCGTATTCCGCGCCGACTTGCGGGCGCGCGGCCATTTCGTCCGGCGTGTCGCCGGGCTTGATGCCGGTCCGCACGCCGATCTGCAGCAGACTGTCGGGAATGACCGGCCCGTAGTCGGCGCTGTACTTGACGGTCGCCTCGTACTGCATCTCGCCGATGGGCGTTTCGTTGTTCAGCCCTGCGCTGCCGAACACATGCCGCCGCGTGCCGCGCGAGACGCCCTCGATCCGCACATTGTCCGGGTTGCCAACGCCGCCGGGATAGACGCGGGTATCGATCAGGCTGGTCAGATTCGGATCACGCCACAGCGTGTTCATGATCGCCCAGAAGCCCTGATCGAGCTTGGCCTCGCATGCGACCGGGTCGTTGTTGACGATGATGACCGAGAAGCCGAGCTTCAGATAATGGGTGAAGCGGATCTCGCCCGCGTTGAGGTCGCCGTCCGGCGTCATGTCCTCGTTGACGAAATAGACCCCGATGCACGGGATCTGGTTGGTCATGATCTGCAGCGACTTGTTCTTGCGCGGCGTGAAGCCACTAAAGAACGGAGCATGCATCAGCCGGTCGAGAAACATATCGCGGATCACCCAGCTATAGCTCTGGACTTCCGTGATGGTCGGAGGTGGCTCGACCCTCGGCGCGAAAGCTATTCGAGATGCAGCGGTCACGACGGCCTCGACGCCACGACCTTGCGGATCACCAGCGTGGTCTCGCCGCCGCCGTTGCTCTCGACATTGGTGACTTCGAAGATGCCGAGATCTCGACTGTTGCTGGCCGGATCGAAAGGAATGTGGATGCGGTCAAGCTGATCAGGGACAGCGCCAAACTCGACATCTCGCACGTCGAGGATGGTCTGCTGATCGGAGATGATCGAGCCGTTTTCAGCCTGCACGTCGATGGGGCGCGTGTCGTAAATTCCGCGCGCGGAGTAGGCAGGCAGCCCCGGTTGCGATGCCAGCGGCGTCACCGTGATCGGGCGCGCGAACATATCGAAGTTCGGCAAGTACACCAGCGTCGAAAAATCTAATGCCATGCGCAGGCCTCCTTGATCATGTCGATCATGCGCTGCTTCAACTGGTCGAACAGTTCGGGGCGCAGGATCGGCCGTTTCGTGCCGCCGGGAGCGGGACGACCGGCTGCGATGACCGAGCGTTTTCGCGCCGACTTGCCGCCCGTGAGGTTCTTGGCTCTGCGCAGGCGCGAGCGCGGATAGATCGTGGTCGAGACCGACAGGCCGCTGCCCTCGACCTTCGGGAATTTGCGGTTCATGTCCTCGGCCTGCCAATTGAAGAAGGTGGTCGAGGTTTCCTGCTCAAGCCCGGCGATGTTCTTGGTCAGCGCATCGAACTGCTGCAGCATCTTGTCGGCATCGACCTTGATTTCGAACGGCACGACGTCAGACCCAGAACCGCGTATAGCCGGTCAGGATGGCATCGACGGCGTCGGGCACACCGCGAGCGCCGCCGCCTCCGGTGCCGCCCGTGGTCGGCGTGTGGAACATGACGCGGGCTTCCTTGTGCGCGATCATGCGGACGCCGGTCACTTGCACCATCGCCAGTTGAGCCTTCCACGTCGCCGCCATCAGGACGCAGCACTGCTTGAGATCCTCTGGCGCATCGACCGGCAAGTCGTAGCCGCCCGTGTAGGTGACGACGACGGGCTCTTTGAAGCTGGTAAAAACCTGCAGCTTGCCCGACTCCTCTTCCAGCTCGTAGTCGAGCCGAACGCCGCCGCCGGTCGCGACGCTTTGGATGTCGGCCGCGACGATTGGGAAGTGCGACAAATAGATTCGCTGCTGGTTCTGGACATCGCGCCATGTCTCCTCGACCTTCTCCTTGGCAAGGGTCCGGTTGATCAGATCGGCAATCGCCACCGAATTCGAGTTGATCAGCCATTGCCACTGCGCGTCGGCGGTCGGGTCGATGGTCGAAACGCCAAGCGCGGTCTTCAACTCGGCCAGCGTGATAAGGTCGAAACTATCCGCAGGCGTCAGGATCTTGACGGTGACGTCAGCCATCGCAGCTCACCTCGACTCGATATGGAATTGCTCGAAGAACGCCCGCATCCGCAGCGGCTCGCCTTCGCGACCGTCAGCCGTGACCGGCACCGCGACGAAGTTGTCGCGGTCGATGAGCCACTTGGCGATCAGAGGCGTTTCACCCGGCAGACCCTGCAGCCCGCGTTCACCGCGATCACCCTTCTGGCCGCTCTTGCCCTGCGACGCGATCAGTTGCCAGCCAGCGCCCGGACACGGTCCGGGGTTGTCGCGTTTGGCAATGAATGAGCCGCCGTTGAGCGCCACGATGTCGAGTGCGCGATAGGCTTCGGTCTCGTTGAACAGACCACGCACTTCAATCGAATGACCGTCGAGACCAGCACGCGCGAGGCAGACCCAGTCCTTGCTTTGGCCCGGAGGCTCCGCCGTATCGCGCAGCGCCTGATAGGTGCCGCCGTCAGTGGTCGCGACGTCGTTGATGTAATGGACGCCCGGCTCCCAGACCTTGACGCGCGGCAGCGCTCCCGTCAGGCCGCGTTCGCCGCGCTCACCGGGTTGACCGGGCTCACCGCGTGCTCCGGACAACCCCGGCTCGCCACGCAATCCCATCTTGCCGGTTTCCCCCGGCAGTCCGCGTTCGCCGCGCTCGCCGCGTTCACCCTTGATCGACAGCCCCGGCTCGCCACGGTCGCCCTTCTCGCCACGTTCACCGCGCTCGCCGCGATCACCGGCATCTCCCTTGATCGACAGACCGGGTTCGCCTTTTTCGCCGCGCTGGCCCGGCAGACCGGGTTCGCCGCGCAATCCATTCTCACCGCGTTCGCCACGCTCACCGGCCGGACCGATGAACCCCGGCTCGCCCCTCTCGCCGCGCAGGCCAGCCTCGCCGGTCTTGCCGATTGAACCGGGGATGCCCTGCAGCCCGCGTTCGCCACGCTCGCCACGGTCGCCCTTGAGACCCATCGGTCCGGGCTCGCCGTCCTTGCCGTGCATTCCAGCCGGACCCGGTTCGCCGCGTTCGCCGAGATCGCCCTTCTCGCCGGGCTCGCCTTTCTCGCCGCACGCCCCGTCATTGCCGGGCGCACCATCGAGACCGCGTTCACCACGTTCGCCGAGATCGCCTTTGTCGCCCTTCTCGCCGGGGTCGCCCTTGTCGCCGTTCTCGCCGGGAAGCCCGCGCTCGCCGACAGCACCCTGCTTGCCGATCTCGCCGGGAATACCCTGCAGCCCGCGTTCACCGCGATCACCACGGTCGCCCTTGTCACCATGCATTCCGGGCACACCGTCGCGCACGCTGGCCAGCTTCTCGCCAACCATCTTCTCCAGCACGCTGCGCAGCTCGACGATCTGCGCCCGCAGCTCCGCCACCGATGCTCGCGCCTGCGCCTCGATCAGCTCGCGTTCGCGCGACCACTGCTTGCGGTGCGACGAGACGATCTGACCGAGAACATCATCCAGCGCGTTAAGCGTCGCTTCGGTCATAATGGTCGGCGCGTGCGAGGATGCTTCGGGCTCTGGTTGCAACGACATCGCTGTAGTCCTTTGCCGAAATTGGCTTCTCCTCTGGAGGCTTCACCGGCTTGTCCGGTGGCGGCAGCGCAGCAATCGCTCCGGGTTGAGGCGGCGCTCCCGGAGCGCCCGGTGATGCGGGGATTGCCCCGGCTGCCGACAACGGCACGACCTGTTGCTGCACACGCGGCTCGTCGCCGTATTCGACGGCGGCCAAGCTCTCCTCGGCGCGGGCCTCGTTCGGGGCCATGATGCCGCCCTGCACCGCCTGCGCCAGCGCCGCAATCCGCACGTTGAATGCACTGCGCAACAGCGCCTTGGTATCGAACTCGACATACTCGTCCGGCTGGCCCTTGAGATTGAACAGCAGGCCGAAGGCGTCCTCGATATGGTTCAGCGCAAAGCCGAGACCGGACGCGATCCACGACTGCATCAACAGCTCGGTCGATCCGAACGGCGTGCCACCGAGACCGAGAATCTGCAGCGGAATCCGGAATGCCAGCGCGATGCGCTGCTCCGACATCTTCATGACTTCAGCCAGCTCGGCGTCCTTGGACGTTCCCGCCAGCACCATCGGTTTCAGGCCGCCGGTCAGGATCGGTGTGCCGCCCGTCTTCAGGCCTTTCGATTGTTCGTCCCAGCGGTCGCGGACGAACTGCACCTGATCCTTGTCGAGGATCAGGTCGGTGGTCAGCACCGCGCTCGGCCGCGCTTGGTTCATGTAGAACTGGATTTGCTGCCGCGTGATCGCGTCAGACATTGCGACGTCCTGCATCGCCGCGCCGAGCGGCGTGTCGCCCACCAGCGGGAAAGGATAGCGGCGTCGCGTGGCGTTGAGACGGACATGCAGCACGTCACGCTGCGGCACCAGCAGCGGTTCCTTGATCTGTCGGTCGATGACGTGATTGCCCGCGAGGTAATAAAACACGTCGCCCGTGGTCGCCACCTGTGGGTGGCTCTGGCGCGGGTCCATCAGATGCAGCTCGTCGATCTCATAGCGGTCATTGCGCAGCGCCAGCGCGTAGGCATTGCCTTCCGCGTAGGCCGAACGTGTCAGGTTCAGCATGAAGTCGGACGGTGACTGATAGCTGTTCGGAGAACGCAGGATGCGGGACAGCGCCGACGTGGTGACGCGGTCGCGGCCACCCTTGCCGTTGAGTCGCCATTGATCGCCGGGACACATCGCGACCGTCTGCGCGTAGGCCGACAGGCAGGCCTCGACCATCGCCGAGCTGTCCATACCAAGTGTCGATGGGATGGTGCCGTCCTGCCACCAATTCCACGGCGACCCGGCAGGCAGCCAACCGCCGGTCACCGGAAGTTGGTACGGGCCGGGATGGACTTCGCCCTCGCCTTTGGTGAACAGAGGGCGAAAGATCCGC